CTGCCAATAGACAACTTGCAACTGATTACTTAAAAGATATTGGTGTTTCAGACACACTTATAAATCAAGCTTACTCAGATTATTTAACTACACTTCCAGCTGCAGGAAATACATATCAAGAATTAAATGCAACAGCTGCTCCCACTAATATTGCACAAGCGTATTCATCCTTTGTTGGTGGTGCTGGTGGCGATACTGCTGAGAACCAACAGACAGCTATTAATTATTTAAGAGATATTGGTCTTTCAGATGAGCAAATAGGACAAGCTTACAACACATACTTAGCAGGAACTAGTACTGGCGATGGTGGCGGTGGTGGAATGTTGTCAGGTGGAGGAGAAAATACAGCGGGTACTGTTGTTGCAGATGAACCTATTTATACATCTTTAGGAGCAGGTAGTTCACCTCAAGATATTGCAGCTGCTTATGCTGATTTTGTAGCTTCCTCTGGTGGCGATACTGCTGCCAATCAACAATTAGCTATAGATTATTTAACAGGTCTAGGTGTGTCTCAAGATACAATCAATTCAGCTTATGGACTATTTACAGGTGCTTAATATACTATGACAACAATTATCACAAAGAATAGCAGTACAGCCTCAGCAGCTCCTGCTTCAGGTGACTTAACTAAGGGTGAGTTAGCTGTTAACGTAACAGATAAGAAACTGTACACCAAAGACAATAGTGCAGCTATTGTTAAGATTGTAGGTTCCTTAGGTAATCAAGAAGCTAACGCTGTAGCCATTACAGGTGGCTCCGTTGCGGGTATTACAGACCTTGCTGTTGCTGATGGTGGAACTGGAGCTTCTACTGCAGCTGATGCTAGAACTAATTTAGGTTTAGGCACTATTGCCACACAAGCAGCTTCCAGTGTAACAATCACAGGTGGTTCTGTAACAGGTATCACAGACATCACAGTAGCCGATGGTGGTACAGGTGCTTCAACAGCCGCAAACGCCCGTACTAACTTAGGTCTGGTAATCGGAACAGATGTGCTTGCACCTACAGGGTCTGCTGCAAGTTTGACTTCTTTTCCAACATTTAATCAAAACACAACAGGTAATGCGGCAACAGTTACAACAAACGCCAATCTGACAGGTGCAGTTACTTCTGTTGGCAATGCAACATCTTTGGGTTCATTTAGCTCCTCCAATCTTGCGGGTGCTTTGACAGATGAAACAGGTTCAGGATCAGCAGTATTTGCTACTTCACCTACTTTGGTGACTCCTATCCTTGGAACACCCACTAGCGCAACTTTAACGAACGCTACAGGGCTTCCAATCTCTACTGGTGTGTCAGGTCTAGGAACTGGCGTAGCAACGGCTCTAGCGGTCAATGTAGGCTCTGCTGGCGCACCTTTGGTCAATGGTGGTGTGCTTGGTACTCCATCTAGCGGAACTGCTACTAACCTTACAGGCTTACCAATTTCCACAGGTGTATCTGGTTTGGGTACTGGTGTAGCTACTGCTCTAGCTGTGAACGTAGGTTCTGCTGGTGCTGCTGTTGTTAATGGCGGTGCATTAGGCACACCCTCTGGTGGTACAGCAACTAACTTAACTGGTTTGCCTTTGTCTACTGGTATAACAGGAACTCTGCCTGTTGCTAATGGTGGCACAGGTCAGACAAGCTACACAGATGGTCAACTGTTGATTGGTAACAGTACAGGTAACACTCTTGCTAAAGCCACTTTGACACAAGGTACAGGCATTACGATTACCAATGGCAATGGAACAATCACCATTGCTGCTTCTGGTGGCGGTGGTTCAGGCGATGTAGTTGGCCCTGCATCTTCTACTGACAATGCCTTTGCTCGTTTTGATAGCACAACAGGTAAGTTGCTTCAGAACTCTACTGGTGCAACATTGAGTGATACTGGTGGTGCTACTTTCACAGGCTCTGTGGATGTTGCAGGTACTTCTACTGCGGGTTCTAATATCAAGCTGTACGAAGACACAGACAATGGCACAAACTATGTAGCATTTAAAGCACCAGATACTATTGCTTCCAATGTAACTTGGACACTACCAAGTGCTGATGGAACAAACACACAAGTCTTGCAAACCAATGGCTCTGGCACTTTGTCGTTTGCAACAGTAAGTGGTGGTGCTTCTGCCGCTACGCCTACTGCATTGGGTACTGTGTATGGCAGTCAAACAACAAGTGGTGCAGCACCTTATTTGACTGCTATTGGATATGCGGCTGGTGCAAGTAATAGTGGCTCTGGCTCTCAAGGCACAACCGCTTTTGGTTGGAGTGCTTTAACTGCAAACACAAGTGGCGTAGAGAATACGGCAATGGGCAGTGCCGTTATGTATTCAAACACGACTGGCGCATCTAACACAGCCGTAGGATTTAATACTTTAATAACCAATATTTCTGGTTCATACAATACCGCCATGGGTGTTAGTGCTTTACGCCTTAACACAGCATCTAATAACACCGCTGTAGGTTATCAGGCGGCTTATACAAACGTATCAGGAACTGAACTGGTTGCTCTTGGCTACCAATCGTTGTACTCCAATACAGGCTCTTACAGCACAGCGGTTGGTTTTCAGTCGTTGAAATCAAACACCACAGGCGCATCAAACAACGCATTTGGTGACATCGCTCTGTTTGCAAACACTACTGGGTCAAACAACACCGCTATGGGCGTGAATGCCCTGACCAACAACACTACAGCGGATAGCAACTCAGCATTTGGCACAAGCGCACTTAGATTTAATACTACGGGTGCTTCAAATACCGCTGTTGGTTTAGATGCACTTAGAGCCAATACCACAGCATCTCAAAACACAGCAGTAGGTTATCAGGCGGGGTACAGCAACGCTACTTCTATTAACAACACGGCAGTTGGTTATCAAGCACTTTACACAATGGGTACTCTTGGTTACGGAACTGCCGTAGGTAACATTGCTGGAAAATTGTTTCAAGGAAATGCTTCTGAAGCTTATGGCACATCATTTATTGGGTCGCATTGTGGTGCATCAACATCAACTGGATATGACAATACATTTATTGGTGCGTATTCGGCTAGAAACAACACAACGGGTTCTTTCAATGTTTCATTAGGCGGAGGTGCTTTATTCTCCAACACCACAGCATCTAACTTAACTGCCATAGGTCATCAGGCGTTGTTTAGCAATGTAACTGGAACGACTAATACAGCAGTTGGTTATCAGGCGTTGTATGCAAATACAAACAATTCTAACACTGCTGTAGGCTATCAAGCACTGACAGCCAACACTGTAGGAGGTAGCAATGTGGCAGTGGGTTCTGGTGCGGGAAAAGGAGTCACAAGTGGTACTGGTAACTTAATGGTTGGAGTTGGTTGCACAACAGAATTAACAACTGGCTCTAACAATACTTGCGTTAATGCTTTAGATGGTGGCAATCGTATTTTTTCCTTAACTACTGAAAGCAATAGGATTCTGATTGGATACAACGGAGTTACAAATGCTTATGTACAAGTTGCTTGGACTGTTGTTTCAGACGCAAGAGATAAAACAGATGTAGTTGATACTCCTTATGGATTAAGTTTTGTTCAAGAACTACGTCCTGTCCAATATCGTTGGGATAGACGCAGTAAGTATGGGAATAGTCAACCTGATGGAACTTACAAAGAAAGCAAAAAACAACTTGGTTTTTTAGCGCAAGATGTAATTGCCCTTGAAAAGAAATATGGCGGTGTTGCCAAAGATTTGCTCATTGGTGACGATGAACATGACGATACATATAAGATTACAGAAACCAAAATGATTCCTGTACTTGTCAAAGCTATTCAAGAACAACAAGCAATTATTGAATCCCTCAAGGCACGTTTGGATGCCGCTAATCTTTAAAGGACTAACATGACTACTGAAACACTAACACCCGAACAAATTTCCAAGCACTACTCTGCCGCAATGGACTCAGTTAACCTGATTAACGCAGGGAAGCCAGAAGGCATGACTGCTGAAGAATGGGCAGATTGCTTGTCACGCAATAAACAACATTTGCAAATCATGCTGGCTAAAGACTATTGGACAACTGAAGACCTTGCACCATTGCAAGCGGCTTCTGTTTAATCATTATGGCTGATGAGGTCACACACGAACACATCTATGATCGCCTACTGGCTGTAGAAGTCAAAGTAGATAACATAGAGAAGAATACACAAGATGTAATCAAAGCCTTTAACGCTGCCTCAGGTGCTTTCTTAGTACTTGAGTGGATCGCTAAAGCTGTAAAACCTATTATTATTATAGGTGCTTTCTTCGGGGCTATTTGGTTAGCTATTGATAATCGTTTTAATGGAGTAAAATAATTATGGCATTGGCAACTCTTTTAAGTGGCGTAGCAGCCACAGGTGCTTCACAAAGTATTCGTACAGACGGTTTAGTACCAGCTCACGTACAGATTTCAGGTATTACTGTCGGTACAGTGGCTGTTCAAGGCTCTGTAGACGGTTCAACATGGGCTACAGTGGCTACAGCTTTGACAGCTGATGGCATTGTAACTCTTGCATCACCCCCACCTTATATTCGAGCTAATGTAACAGCTTTTACATCGGGTACTATTACAGTTAAAATCTTTTATTGATAGGAAGACTAACATGGCTACTAAACCTACAGCTGGTATGAAGAAGATGGGTAAAGTAATGCACGAGTACAAAACAGGTACTTTGCATAGCGGTAAAGGTGGCCCTGTAGTTAAGTCCCGTAAACAGGCCATTGCTATTGCTATGAGTGAAGCTAATATGGCTAAAAAGAAAGCTAAGAAATAACTTGACATTAACACTAAAGTATGTTAATATATTGATTATATAAGGAATATTAATGGCTACGACATATTTACAGTTGGTTAACAACGTACTCATACGGTTAAGAGAAACTGAAGTATCGTCAGTAAGTGATACTCCTTATAGTTCTTTAATTGGTGTGTTTGTTAACGATGCTAAGAGAGAGATTGAAGATGCTTACGATTGGAACTGTTTAAGTACTACCATTGTTTTACCTACAGTAGCCAGTACTCGTAACTATACCTTGACAGGTTCAGGACAAAGGTTCAGGACAGTAGATGTCTTGAATGACACCCAAGATGTACCTATGAGGTCAGTACCCACTAATTGGATGAATAGACAGTACTACATTGGTACTACTCAAAACGCATCTCCTATATACTATAACTACAGTGGTATCTCCAATGATGATACTCAGGTAGATTTATGGCCTCAACCTGATGGTGTCTATTCACTTAGGTTTGAGTTAGTTATTCCTCAAGTTGACCTCAGTGCCAATGCTGACCTACTGAAGGTTCCTCCACACTTAGTACAGATGTTAGCATACGCTAAAGCTGTTGGTGAACGTGGTGAGGACGGTGGTACAACCTTCAGTGAGATATATCAGCAGTATCGCCTAGCTTTGGCAGATGCTGTAGCTATTGAGAAGAATCGTTATGAAGAAGAAAACACTTGGATTGATGTCTAATGGTTGCTAAACTCTTAACCACGACTGTAGCAGCTCCCGGTTTTATGGGGCTGAATACACAGGATAGCTCAGTCTCTTTAGAGGCTGGTTATGCTACTGTGGCTAACAACTGTGTGATTGATAAGTTTGGACGTATTGGTGCTCGTAAGGGTTGGACTTTATCTCATGCTGTTAACAGTGATTTAAGCACTGCTGACGTTAAAGCCATTGGTGAGTTAATTGATAATGCTGGTAACTCATACATTATTGCTGCTGGTAACAATAAACTATTTAAGCTTGTAGGTTCTACACTTACTTTGCTGACATACGGAGGTGGCGGTACAGCTCCTACAATCACAGACAGTCACTGGCAGATGGCTCCGTTGAATGGTGTCCTGTATCTGTATCAAGCTGGACATGATCCTTTAGTGTTTGACCCTACAGTCAGTACAACTACTTTTAGACGTATCTCTGAGAAGACTGGTTACTTAGGAACTGTGTCCAGTAACAATACAGTTATCAGTGCCTATGGTCGTACATGGTCAGCTAACAATGCTACAGTTAAGAGTACCATTCAGTTCTCAGACTTACTTGCAGGTCATGTCTTAAGTACTGGTACAGCTGGTACATTGGATGTATCTCAGGTGTGGCCTAACGGTGCTGATGAGATTATATCCTTAGCAGCTCACAACAACTTCTTAATTGTCTTTGGTCGTAGACAGATTCTTATCTACTCTAATGCTACTGACCCTAACAATCTAACACTATCAGATGCTATTACAGGCATGGGCTGTGTAGCTAGAGACTCAGTAGTAGCCACGGGTGGTGATGTTATATTTTTGTCTGACTCAGGTGTACGTTCATTGATGCGTACCATCCAAGAGAAGTCAGCACCTATGCGAGACATTAGTGCCAATGTACGTGATGACTTAGTGTTCGAGATTAGCTTAGAGACTGCAGCTGACATTAAAGCTGTATATTCAGATAAGGAAGCCTTCTATCTGTTGTCTTTACCAACTCGTCAGTTAGTGTACTGCTTTGACATGAGAGCACCACTACCCAATGGAGCTAACAGGGTTACAACATGGGATGGTCTAGTTCCAACAGCTTTTAAGTATACTCGTAACAGAGACTTGTTAGTTGGTGAGTCTGGTTACATTGGTAAGTACGATGGCTACAAAGACAATGCTAACTCATACTTATTGAGATACTTTACCAACTACTTTGACTTTCAGTCACCTACTGTGATTAAGATTATGAAGAAGGTAGGCGTAACAGTTATTGGTGGTCAAGGTTATCCAGTTACTTTAAAGTTTGGCTTTGATTACAGTGACATCTTGAACACCAGACAGTTTGATTTAGCCAATGCAGCCATTGCAGAATACAACATTGCTGAGTATAACATTGGTGAGTATGGTGGTTCAGCCTTTGATAATAAGATTATTAATATTGGTGGTTCAGGTAAGGTTATTCAGCTAGGCTTTGAAACCAATGTATTTAATAAAGCAATATCCATTCAGAAACTTGATGTCTATGTTAAGACAGGGAAGACACGATGAGCAACTATACAAAAGCTACTAACTTTGCAGTCAAGGATAGCCTGAATACAGGTAATGCTGCAAAGATTATTAAGGGTACTGAGATTAACACTGAGTTTGATAACATTGCTTCGGCAGTGAGTTCTAAACCAGATGCTAACAACGGTGCATTAACAGGAACAGCCACTGCAGTAAACCTTACTGTCTCTGGTACATTTACAGCAACAGTAGACGGAGGCACATACTAATATGGCTGATTTTGATTGGACAAGTTTATTAGGAGGCATAGCCTCTGGAGCTGTAGGTTCTATTGGTACTAACTACGCAGCTAACCAAGCAGCTGATGCAGCTACACAGTCTGCTGCTCAGGCTGCACAGATGGCTCAATTCAGACCTGTAGGAGTTACTACAAGGTTTGGTAAGTCAGGTTTTAACTATGACGATACTGGAAGGCTAATCGGTGCAGGTTATCAGGTAGCCCCTGACGTAGCTGCAGCCCGTGAAGGCTTGATGGGTTTAGCTGGAACTAGCTTAGGCCAAGCTCAGCAGATTCAAGCATATCAGCCCAATGTCAATGCTCAAGCTGCAGGTCTGTTTAACTTAGGTGCTGGCTATATTGCTCAGACACCTCAAGCACAAGCTCAGCAGTACATAACTCAGCAGCAACAACTGTTAGCTCCCGGTCGTGAACAACAACTTGCACAGTTAAGTAATATGCAACAGCAGCAAGGCCGGATGGGTCTAGCTACAGGTGCAACCACTGCAGGTTACACAGCCAATGCTCCCGGATTAGCAGCTTCAAACCCTGATTTTGCAGCAATGTACAATGCTAGAGCACAACAAGATGCTCAGTTGGCTGCACAGGCTCAATTAGCTGGTCAGCAACAAGCTACGTTCGGTCAGGGTTTAATGACTGGTGGATTGAACTTAGCAGGTCAAGGCTTTGGATTGCAGACGCAAGCTCTGGCTCCATATACTCAGTATGCTCAACAAGCTATTAACTTAGAAAATCAAGGTTTGAATGCTTTGACTCAAGGTACTGCATTGGGCGGTGCAGCAGCAGCACAGAACCAGCAAGCAGCTCAGTTGTATATGCAAGGTCAGAATACAGCTAACACAGCTCAACGTGCAGCTTTGCAAGGGACTGTTGGAGGACTGACAGATCCTATTAGTCAGTTGATTGCAGGTTTAACAAACAGTGGTGGTTCTGGTGGTGTTAACTACAATGCTGTTATTAATCCCTACTTCCAGTCAAATCCTTAAGGAATAAATAATGGCTACACCGTCAATACAAGGTTTGTTTGGAGGCATGAGTTCTCCTGAGGAAATGCAACAACAAGCAACTCAAGCTAAGGCTATGCAGTTTGCTCAGCTAACACCAGATCAACAACTAGGTACGATGGCTTACAAGGGTGGTGCTAACTTAGGTCGTGGCTTAGCAGGTGCTTTTGGGGTTGACATCCAAGACCCGACTATCCAACGTGCTACTCGTTTGCGTCAACTTGCAAGTCAATACAACACCAACACAGCTCAGGGTCTTCGTGAGATGGCTGCTGCTTTGCAAGCTACAGATCCTGAGTCAGCTTTTCAGTTAACTCAGCGTGCTATGACTATGGATGAAGCAGCTCAAAAGTCACGTAAAGAAGAAGCTGAGATTACATTAAAGAGTGCTCAAACATCTAAAGCTGGTTTTGAAACTCAAGAACTATCTGATA